GGTAATATTGTTTATTGGCTTTTAAGTCCAATGGCTCAAAATCAATATGCTGTTATATATAAAAAATGTATGGAAGGTCGAAACCATCAAGTGTTAAATTAATAATATAGGAGAATAATAATGACAATACTAAAAAGTAAAGTACAAAGAGATGCTATTACTGACAGGATTAGTTCTGCCAGTGATTTTGCTTGGACAGGAGAAAATAGTTTTACTGTTCCAAGTTTTGATATGCCAAAAGACTTTGGTATAGGATTAATAGTTGGACCAAGTGGTTCAGGTAAAAGTTCTATATTAAAGACATTAGGATTACATGAAGAGGAATATATATGGGATCCTAATAAAGCTGTAGCAAGTCATTTTAATTCATATGATGAGGCGGCAGAAAAGTTATCAGCAGTTGCTTTAAATAGTATTCCTGATCAACTTAAACCATATCAAACATTATCAACCGGTCAAAAATTTAGAGCTCAAATGGCTATGGCTCTTAAATCTGGAGCAGTGGTAGATGAATTTACTTCTGTTATAGATAGAAATGTGGCTAAGGCATTATCTAATTCAATTAGAAAATATGTTGATAGAAAAGGCCTAAAAAATATCGTATTGGTTGGATGCCATTATGACGTTATTGAGTGGTTAAGACCTGATTGGATATTTGATACCAAAACTGGAATCTTAAGCACGGAAAGGTTAGCCAGGCGACCAAACATTACTTTGGAAATTAGAAAAGCCGACAAAAGTGCTTGGAGCGTATTTAAACAGCATCACTATTTAACTGCAGAACTTCCTAGTAATACACCACATTGTTATTTGTATTATTGGAACAATGCATTAGTAGGTTATGGCTCTTTAAATGCTTTTCCTCATCCAAAGCTAAAAGCTTGTTATAATATTGGAAGAGTGGTTGTGCTACCTGACTTTCAAGGATTAGGTATAGGTTATCCTATATTTAAAAACTTGGCTCAGATTGCAACTCATAATTTCAATCATACAACAGGCCATTATGGAAGATGTAAAGTTGTAACGGCTATTCCAGCATTACAAAATAAAATGAATAATGATAGAGATTGGCAATTTATAAAAGGATCTGATGTAAGAAAAGCTCAGAAACCTAATGACAATCCTAGAAAGTTTGGTGGATATGATGAAACATATTTTAAAAAGCATGAAAATCGTATTACCAAAGCATTTCATTATGTTGGAATTAAAGGCTTTGATTTAGAAAATCCAAATTTAGTTATTGATAGTATATTGGAAACTAAAAGCTGGGTTGATAATAAAAACAGAGCACAAAATAAACTAACAGGTAATATAATAAAAGATTTCAGACCAACCATAGCTGGTGAAACTGATTATCAATTTATTATGGAAAGAAGCTAAATGATAGAAATACCAACTTGGTTACTATTTGTTTTAGTTTTTTCAATTGTGATTCTATTTGTCTATAATCAAGATTTAAGTGTTAAGATAAATAGGATCCAATTTGATCAACTACAAATAGGTATTATTATTAATAAAAGTTTTACCGATATTACTCAAGATATGGATAACTTAAATAAGGGATTGGATAATATAGATTTAAAATATGACGAAATTAAAAACAAATTATCTAAAATTAATAGTTGATAATACCGGAGAAAGTAAATTAAGGTCATTGCTAACAAAGCAAAAAAAATTGATAAGAGATAAAATTAAAGCTCAAGATCAAATTAAAGCTATGAAAGCTTTGACCGAAATTTATGGTTCAGAAATTATTAAAATTGAAAATGAATTATTAAGAATAAATAGGAGGAAAAAGCATGTTAAAAGAACAGCTGAACAATTTGGAAACATTGGGTCCAATAGGAATAAAAATAAGAACACAAATGGAGATGCTATTTGATAAATTGTCAAATAAAACTTCAAGTAATAGAAAACCAGATGTTGTAACAGTTATTAATAATCATAAAATAGATTTTAATATTGCAATACAATTATCACATTCAATGATAGCAACTGGTGTATCTGAAGGACAAAACTTAACTCAATTAGCAATTGCTATTGGTGATAGAATATTAGCTTTTTATACTATAAATAAAAAGTCATCAATATCTTTAAAGCTAGGTATATTTATAATTAATTCATATAGCACTTTATTTATGGTGGTTGTAAAATTAATTAGAGAATATTATCAACATAATAAAGTTAAAACTGTTTATAAAGTTTATGCTGGTAAAAATAGAAATGATCTTAGAAAATTGGTAAAAGAATTTTCTGAAGTTTCAGATCCATATAAACCTTTATTATCCCGGGCTCCTGATTGGAAGTTTGGTACAGTAAAAATAGATAATGGTGAAGAAATTAGATTAATTAAAAATGTTAATCAAGATGTATTAGCACAAATTAATGAATATAATACACCTATTGTATTAAATGCAGTAAATAAAAAACAAGCTATTGGTTATTATGTTAAACCTGAATTATTTAATGTTTATCAATGGGCATTAAAAAATGATCAAAATTGTTTTGAGCATAATTCAGTTAAAACAATATCTAAAGAAAGAGCATTAGCTAAGAAAAGAGAAGCTGAACAAGTTTTAAATGCAGCTAAACCATTTGTTGGTAAAATATTTTATCAACAATACCAAGCAGATAACCGTGGTAGATTATATCCATTATCAGCTTATTTAAATGAACTTAATTCAGATAATGCTAAAGGTATGCTTTCATTTGCTGAAGGTAAACCGCTTGGTTCAACTGGATTAAACCAATTATATCATCATATAGCTAATATGTTTGGTGAAGATAAATTACCACATCAAGATAAAGTCAAATTTGTAGAAAAAAATTATTATGAATTTGTAAGATATGGTAAAGATCCATATAGTGCTAAAGGTTGGATGGAAGCAGAAGAACCCTTTCAATTTTTATCATCAGTTATGGAATTAGCTAAATTGGATGAGCATTTTGTAGCTTGTGGTAATATAGAAGAATTTATATCAACTACAATTTGTTACAGAGATGGTTCAAACAATGGCTTACAATGGCTATTTAGTTTAGCTAAAGATGAAAAACATGCTCATTTGGTTAATGTTAAACCTAGTACAAATAATAAACCAGGTGATATGTATTCACATGTTGCAGTTTCTGTTGTAGATAAAATGCATAAGGAAGCAGAAAAAGCAGATGATATAGCTTTAAATTATTATGATCTTTATTTTAAAGGCATAGAAAAACTTAGAAATAGGTTTAGAACTGCTGAGTTAAATAATGATAAAAAATCTGAGCTATATAAAAAACTAATAAAATGGTATCAGAGAAGATATAAAAAACAACTTAAACTTACTGATATTATTTATTGGGATAAGTCTAAATTTACCGTTAAAGAATGGCGTAAAATTGTTAAACGGAATGTTATGACTTATGGTTATAGTGCAACCAAACAAGGTATGGGTGAACAAATAATACAAGATACTAGAGATATAGATAATGTATATTTGAGTAACAAACAACACTCGGCTGCTCGAGCTTTAGGTGCTCTTGTTTATTTAACAATTGAACAAGAATTTCCTATGGTTTCAGAAACTATGAGATTGTTTAAAGATAATTGTGAAAAATATATGAAGAATACTGGCAAACAATATTCTCATAAAACATTAATTAGCAATTTTCCGTTTACACAAAAATATGTTAAATATAAAAGAGGTATTGTATTTGTTCATGACGGTTTATATGTACAAAATGCAGATAAATCTTATAAATGGGATTATCAATTAGAGTTAATTATTAAAACAGAATTAGCAGTACAAAATATTAGTAAAGCTAAAGCTGGAATAAGTCCTAATACAATACATAATTTGGACTCATTACATTTAATGCTTGTAATTGATAAATGCAACTTTGATATTGTATCAGCACATGATAGTTATGGTTCACATGCTTGTAATGTAGTTGATATGCAAAAATGTATCAGGGAGCAATTTAAATATATTATAGATGAGGATCCTTTAAATCATATATTAAATGAAACAGGAAACTTGGTACCTATGATAAAACGTGGCAATTTAGATAGCAGTGAAATATTGCAATCTGAATTTGCCTTTGCTTAACAGGAGAAAATATGGATAAATGGTTATATACAATATTAGAAAAAACTGGAGAAGGTATAGAAAAACTATATTGGTTTTGTTCTAATAATAAAACTGAAGTTATTTGGTTTAGTGCAGGTGTACTATCAGTTTTAGCAATTCAATTAATATTTTAGAGAGGGGGTAATTGTTATAATAAATAAAGTTCAAAAACGAGGAAACTTTTTAGTTATTGTAAAAGACAATAATATTGAAAAAGCTATTCGTAAGATGAAGAATAAGGCTACTAAACTTGGTATATTAAAAACATACAGAGAAAAGCAGCGTTATGAAAAACCATCTGATGTAAGGATAAGAAAAGCAAAAGAAGGTAAAATTAGCCTTTATAAAGCTAAAATAAAAAGGGAAAAAAACTTATAATTTATAAGGTTATTCCTAATTCTATGTCTTACAGAAAAACAAAAAAAAAATAAGGCCTATAGTAAGTACTATAATACTATAGGCCTTAAAGCCTTCTATCTTAATATATATAAATAAATATATAATAAGCCAAGTAACTCATTCGAAGCCAAAGGCGTTAAAAACTTCCCGAAAGATCAAATTCTATACCTTACAGACAACAGAGCGTTAATGTAGGTGGTTATGTGCCATCAAGCTTGATAACGAATATAATAAATTAATAGTAAATACTTTAAATGGATAGGCGGTATATTTATGGCTGGAAAAGGCGGTGCTAGGCCAGGGGCTGGAAGGCCACCAAAGTCAACAGTTGAAAAAAGTACCATAGATAAATCTAGTATAGATAAATTAAAAAAACTAGGTATAGATCCAATTAATATATTAGTTAAAGAATTATCAAAGCTTAAAGGCAAAGACGATTTTAGGTCACAAAATTTACGAGTTCGAATAGCTGAAAAGCTGTTAGAATATGGGTATCAAAAGCAACCAGTTGGTCAGGCTTCATTGCAACAGGCAAACGTGCCAATTTTAACTATAGTGCAAAAAACTGAACCAACGCTTAAACCCGTTACAATATTAGAAAATAGTGAAGCTGTTATTAACCAAGCGCAAAATACAGATGACGAAACTAACTGAGAAAGTTTATAAGGTGTACATAACATACTATACCGACGGATCTTATTATATTGGTTTTACCCAAAAAGAGGGAACGGCATTAGCTACTTATTTTGGATCAAATACGATCCGAGATAAATTGGTAAGTCATAAAGTTATTGTTTGGACATCAAAGTCTAAAGCAACTGCTAAACTTTTTGAGCTTCTTTTACAATTATCCCGTTTGGATTCCTCTTGGTGTGTTAATAGTATGCTAAATGTAAGAGTTAGAAAAGAGCACATGAAGGACTTACCTAAGTTTAAGTTAACTTTTGAAAATAATGAATTTAACAAAAAAGAAAACAATGGATAATAATTTAATAGACAAATTAAAAGAACAATTAAAAATTGATGAAGGTATTAAATACGAAGTTTATGAAGATCATTTAGGCTATGCCACATTTGGTATTGGCCATTTAATTACAACAGCTGATGAAGAATATGGTTGGCCTGTTGGAACTAAAGTAAGTGAAGATAGGGTAAATGAAGTATTTAAAACTGATGTTCAAAAATTTATTAGCGAAACACAAAAGGTATTCCCAGACTTAATTAATAAGCCTGATATAATACAAGTGGTGTTAGTTAATATGTGTTTTAATTTAGGTGCTCCAAGGCTAAGTAAATTTAGAAAATTTATTGCTGCCATTAATGATGAGCAATGGATTGAAGCATCTGTTGAAATGATGGATAGCAGATGGGCTAATCAAGTTGGTCCAAGAGCTGAAAGACTAAAGGAAATAGTTTTAAGT